GACGTTCTTCTTTACGCGACGTTGCTGGAAACGGCACCGTTCCTAAAGAACGATGAACGTGTCCAAATGTGGCAGGCTATGTACGACCGCGCGGCCCAGGCTCTCAGCGGAGAGGATATGAAGCGGATCATGGATCGCACGGCGAACAGGAGTGAAGCGTAATGCCTATTTACACAGACGTGTTCGGCGGTGCGAACATCTATCCCAGCGAGATCAGCTATAGCTCTGTCGCTCTATCAACAGACATTGTCTTAAGCTGGCCCGAGGAAACTTCCACTAACGTAAACCTCGCCACGCGGATCAAGGACGTTACGCCGTCTGCAAATGGGTTTAGCATTGTCCTGCCGGACGCCAATAAGACTGGCACCGGCAACACCATCCTGTTCAACAATGTTGGCTCATACACGTTCACCGTCCGTGACGCGGCTAACGTTCAGGTGGTCACGATCGCGGCGGGCACGCTATGGCAAGTTTACCTCACGAATAACACGACTGTCGCTGGCACTTGGCGCGCCTTGCAATACGGCGCGGCGACGTCAACCGCGAATGCCTCGTCGTTGGCTGGCACGGGAATCGTCGCCGTCGGCACGCTGCTCAGCCAGTCTGTGCCAATAACGGCTTTCAATTCCAACTACACCACGACGCTGGCCGACCGCGCCAAGATGTTCAACTGGACCGGAGCCGGTGGGACATTCACCCTGCCGGATCCAATCACCGTTGGGGACAACTGGTTTGTCTACCTTCGCAACTCGGGGTCCGGTGCCATCAGCGCCGACGCACCTGGGACGACGTCGATCGACGACAATTCATTCAAGTCGTTCCAGCCTGGTGAATCAGCCATCATTGCCTGTGATGGGTCTGACTTTTACACCATCGGCTTTGGCAAGTCTGCCGTCTTTGCCTTTGACTACACGACCATCAACGTGGCTGGCACCGGCACTTACACGCTAACCGGCACCGAGCTGAACCGCGTGTCTTATCGTTTTAACGGAGCCTTGACGGGCAACCGGACAGTCGTTGTGCCCGCGACGGTGCAGCAATATTGGGTCGATAACCGCACGACCGGAAGCTACACGCTGACCATTTCCCCATCCGGTGGCGGGACTGGATTTGTCGTTGGGCAAAGTGAGCGCGTCATCCTCTACTGCGACGGCACAGACGTGCTGAACGCGGCGACGCAAGGCATCTCGGTTCCCCTAACCATTGCAGAGGGCGGCACTGGAGCGAATACGGCTGGGGCGGCATTGATCAACTTGGGCGGCACGTCGGTCGGCACAGCCTTGTTTACTGCCGTAGATCAGGCGGCTGCTTGGGCTGCTCTTGGCCCTGCCCTTGCGGGCACCGTAAATGGTGGGAGCTTCTGATGCACGAAACTACGATCGTACTAAAGTCAGACCCTGGCATTAAACGGGACGGCACGAAGTTTGACGGCAACTTCTACACCGACGGCCAATGGGTCCGTTGGCAACGTGGCTTGCCCAGGAAGATGGGCGGCTACCGCGCAACACAAAAATACCTCACCGAGATCAGCCGTGGGTTTTCCAACTTCACGCAGATGAAATACGTCTACTGTCATTCTGGCAGCGCCACGCTGTTGGAGCGGTTTACGTTGGACTCGACAGCCAACAGCTCAATTGTCACCAACCGCACACCTGTCCCCACGCCAGCGCACTGCACGGTGACGCTCACGGCAGGGGCCGCTGGTTCGGTAGACAGCATCACGGTCAACGGCGTCAACGTGATGTCTGGCTCGGTTGCATTCAGCACCAACTTGAACACTACGGCGACAAATGTCGCGACGAATATCAACGCCTACACGTCAACGCCGAATTACACCGCCGCCGCCGTGGCCAACGTGATCACTATCACCGCGAGCGACAACGGATCCTACCAAAACGGATATGCGGTTGTCACGACCACGACGACCATCGTGGCGACCGATACTGACATGGATGGGGGCTGTGACGCTTACGTTACCAGCAACGAGAACATGTGGATGTTCGACTATCAATACGATTCATCCAGCAATGAAAATTACTTGATTGCCCACGTTGCTCCAAACCTTGGTTGTTCTTGCAATTCCATCGGCGGTCAAATATTCTTCGGCAAGGTTCTCGGAACCGAGCCTGTTCAAAGCGTCAACCTACCGCCTGACGCTAACTGTACGGGTGGAATCGTCTCCCTCCACCCGTACCTTTTTTATTATGGCACCGACGGGATCGTCGGATGGTCTAAGCCTGGTGAACCCACAAACCTGACAGACCTTGCCGGTGGCGCTGGCCTAGCGCGCGTGTGGGGCCAGAAGATCATCAAGGGGCTACCACTACGCGCTGGCTCTGGAACGGCTCCTGCGGGGCTATTCTGGGCCTATGACGCTGTCATCCGCGCCACCTTCACCGGCGGCGATTCGATATTCCAATTTGACGTCGTGGCCACCGACACGTCCATCATCTCTCCGAACAGCGTCGTGGACTACGACGGCGTGTTTTTCTGGTGTGGCGTCGACCGGTTCTTGATGTTCAACGGCGTCGTGCGCGAGGTTCCGAATTCGATGAACCTGAATTACTTCTTCGACGGCATCAACATGAGCCAGTCGATGAAAGTGTTTGCGTTCAAGGTGCCAAAGTATGGTGAGATCTGGTGGTGCTACCCGCGCGGTGAGGCAACCGAATGCACGCATGCCGTGGTCTATAACGTGCGCGAGAACACATGGTATGACACCATACTGCCCAACGAGGGCCGCGCTGCGGGACAGTTTAACAACTCGTTCCGATCGCCGATCCTTGCTGGCTCAAAGGGCACCGGCAACGATTACCGCGTCTGGGTGCAGGAGCAGGGTGTTGACGAATTTGACGGTTCAAACATTGCGCCGATCCAGTCCTACTTTGAGACCGCCGACTTGTCCAATTTGACGCAAGGTCAAAACCAATACATGCGCGTGACGCGCATCGAACCTGACTTCGTGCAAAACGGGCCGATGACGGTGCAGATCACGGGTCGGGCCAACGCGCGCGCACCAGAGGTCTACAGCAGCATCTTCACGTTCGTGGATCCCAACGACGTCACAGAGCCTCAACAACAAATCGTGATGCTCAAGGAACAGCGTCGCGAATTGCGTGCGCGGTTTGAGAGCAACTCGGTGTATGGTGACTATCAGATGGGACAGATCATCGCGCATATCTCGATCGGCGATAAGACGGTGCTTGGATGAACATTTCAATCACACTACCGACGGGGATGGGGCTGCGTGACTGGGCTGATCAAGTTGCACTTGACCTTGACCCTTACGGGGCGTTCGGTCGCCTTGACGATGAGACACAATGGCAGAACTGGGCTATGCAGTTTCTGAACAACATGACCCTTAAAGAGAACTTTCCGGTTCCCTACAACTTTACAGATTGGCGTGAGTGGGCTGAACGTTTTGTCCAGACAATATCGTAACGGAGCAACATGATGGAACTTCAACAACTGATTCAGAAAGCCGCGCAAGATCCAAGCTTTCAACAGGCTCTGCAGGTTGCTCAGACTGAATTGTCGGATGCGTCCCCAGATCAAATTGAAGAATTGATCAATCTGTTTGAATTGATGATTCAGCGCCCCGAAGAATATCAAAACATTCTCGAGGCGGCTATCCAAGACGACATGATTGAAGCTGGCGACATGCCGGATCAATACGATGCCACAGTCATCGCCTCGGCGCTGGTTGTGCTTTACAAGCTGAGAGAAGGCGGCGGGCAGGCGCAGATGTTTGCTCGCGGCGGTCTTGCCGGCATGCGTACATTGTCGCGCCAAGGTCACCTCGGTGACACCATGCTGGCCCACATCTCGCCCGAAGAAGCCGCCATGCTCAAGGCGCGCGGCGGGGCTGGTACAATCAACCCGCAAACCGGTTTGCCACAATATTTCTCTTTGAAGAAATTGTTTAAGGCGATCATCCCGATTGCCATCAACTTCATCGCCCCAGGCTTGGGTACGGCGATCGGCGGTGCCATTGGCCTGAGCGGTGCGGCAGCTGCGGCTGTAGGCGGCGCGCTCATCGGTGGTGCATCGTCTGCCCTGACAGGCGGCAATGCCCTGCAGGGCGCGCTGATGGGCGGTCTGGGCGGCGGTCTAGGCGGCATGGCTGGCGGCTTTGCAAACAAGGCTCTTGGCCTAAATCTGGGCAACACCGGTCAGGCCATCCTTGGTAGCGGTTTGGTTGGTGGCGTGGCTGGTGCGGCTACCGGACAAGGGTTCTTAAAAGGTGCTGGGCAAGGCGTGCTCGGCGGTGCGATTGGACAGATTGCGGGAACAGGTGGCAACACCGCATTCAGCCAAGGCATTTCCTCTGCCGCCAACACGTTCGGACAAGGTCTCACCGCAGGCTATGATCCCAAAGAAGCTGCGACTATGGGTGCGCTTTCGGGCCTTGCCACTGGCTTGACGTTTAAGCCTTCGAATGCCGCCGTCGATGCGCGCATCAACGGGGAGACGGCAGAAGTCAAACTGCCGGACGGTTCGGTTGCAGGTAACGTACCTGGGACAACCGGTATGAACGCGCAGGGTCAGACTGGCACCTATGCGGTAAACCCGCAGACGGGCGCAATTGAATTCCAAGTGGCCCCTGGCTCGTTCCAATTCAACCCGCAAACCAACGCGGTTGAGTGGGCTGCGACTCAACCCAACTGGTGGCAAAAACTCACCGGCGCTGGCGGTGCGGGTGGCGGTGCGGGTGGCGGCATTCTAAGCAACTTGACCCCGACCAAGGTAGGTCTGGGCTTGGCTGCGCTGAGCGCCTTGTCACCGTCTCCAGAAGTCCAACAGGCCGTCGGCTCACTTTCGGCAGAACAGCAAGAATACTTCAACCGACCCAACGTCGCTTGGGATTGGGACTTGCTGCAAAAGGACGCCAATAAGAACGGCATGAGCCTGTCGGAGTACATGGCTTCTAACTGGCCGCAGGTCACGTCTGGGCAATATAACGCGGCTGCACCGGTTCCCGCCATGGCTCATGGTGGCGTCTTGAATGTCATGGCTCGCTTTGCCAAAGGTTCAGGCTCGGGCCGCGATGACACCATCGACGCGAGATTGTCTGACGGCGAATACGTCATGGACGCCGAGACGGTGGCAATGCTGGGTGACGGATCCAGCGACGAAGGCGCGCGTCGCCTAGACAAAATGCGCAATGAACTGCGTCAACACAAAGGCAAGGCATTGGCTAAAGGCAAATTCAGCCCCAACGCCAAGTCGCCGCTCACATATCTGAAAGGGGCCGCATAATGGGTAGCATTTTCCAAGGCACGCCGCAGACGGCGACCTCTTACACCACGTCGTCCACAGAAACTCCGAAGTGGATGCAGGACGCCATCTACAACCAAATTCAGTGGGCGACCAACGTTGCGAACCGACCGTATGAGGCATACGACATGCCGACGGTTGCCGAACTTTCGCCCCTGCAACAACAGGCGTATTCAAACGTCGTCGCGAACCAAGGCTCTTGGGGACCGGCGATGCAGCAAGCTCAGTCCGGCATGCAAGGTTTTTCGGGCAGGGGAACTGCGGATGAACTCTCTGGTGCGCAACAGCCATATTTGCGCCAAGATCTTGTTGGTGCCAACTTAAACGCCGGTCAAAGTCAATTTGGTCGGGCCGGTGCCTTGGATGTCATGGGTGCGGCCAACCCGTACATGACCAAAGCCAGCCAGACGACGGCTCAGGCTTTGTCAGATCGAGCCTTGAATGCGGCCAACCCGTACCTGCGAGCTGCGGCTGGGTCATCAGCGCAAACCGTCAACCAATACATGAACCCGTATCAAACGGGCGTCATGGATGTCATCGCCAAGCAAGGTGCGCGAAACCTGACTGAAAACATCCTGCCTGGTGTTTCCGACTCTTTCATCAAGGCCGGTCAGTTTGGATCCAGCCGCATGGGCGAAATGGGGTCTCGCGCCCTAAGGGACACGCAGGAAGCTGTTCTCAATCAACAGGCCAGACTCGCCCAAGAAGGCTACACACAGGCTCTCGGATCTTCTGAGGCAGATCTTGCCCGTCAAGCCCAATTGGCCGGAACGGTTGGAAGTATTTCTGGCGCGGACTTGTCTCGCGTCCTGCAGGGTGGTGCGCAATATGGCAACCTCGGCCAGACGGCAGGTCAATTGACCAGCCAACAGGTTCAGAATCTGACTAACCTCGGCCAAGCTCAAACCGGCGCTGGGCAGGCTCAACAGCAGTTCGGTCTAAATGCGGCTCAAAGTGTGCAGCAAGCTCAAGCGCAAGATTACCAGCGCCAGATGTCAGCCTTGCAAAGCATGGCGCAAATGGCTCAGCAAGAGCAAGGCATGCGCGCGGCAGACGTCGCTAGCCTCGAAGCCGCCGGTACTGCACAGCAAGGTCAACAACAGCAACAACTTAATGCGGCTCGTGACCAATACACTGCCGCACAGTTGTATCCGCAACAACAACTTGATTGGCTCAATACGCAAATTCGCGGCATGGCTCCAATCACGCCTCAGACGTCAACGCAAAGCGGGACGACGACAGGCGCGTCATATTCACCGTCACCGTTGTCTCAGTTGGCGCAAGGCGTCTATACTGTCAGCGGCTTGAACAACATTGGTTAAGGGGCGCGCACATGGGCTATGAACTTGACAGGTTGAAGGCGCAGTATGGGGTATCAACCCCAAGTATGGCTGCATA